TAAGTTTACCTGGGTTAATAATGATTTTAAATACATTGAGAAGAGCCGTATTGCAGATTGCCCTAATGTGGAATTTAAAACATACGATAACATACGATAACATAAGGAGACAATAAAATGTCACTAGATAACATAAGGTCTAAGAATAGCTTAGACAAACTACTTGGTGCTGTTGCTTCAGAGAAAGCACCCACTGAGAAAAAATCATACACAGATGAGAGAATATGGAAAGGCGAGTTAGATAAGTCTGGCAACGGATATGCTGTACTTAGATTCTTACCTGCTATTCATGGTGAGGAATTGCCATGGGTAAAAATGTATTCTCATGCATTTCAAGGCCCAACTGGTCAATGGTATATTGAAAACTCAAGAACTACTATTAATCAGAAAGACCCTGTGTCTGAGTATAATTCTAAACTATGGAATACAGGTTTAGAATCTGACAAAGAGATAGCAAGAAAACAAAAGAGAAAGTTATCATACTACTCTAATGTTTATGTTGTTTCTGACCCTAAACACCCAGAGAACGAAGGTAAGGTTTTCTTATACAAATATGGTAAGAAAATTTATGATAAACTTTTGGCTGCAATGCAACCAGAGTTTCAAGATGAGTCACCGATTAATCCTTTTGACCCATTTACTGGTGCTAACTTCAAGTTGAAGATTAGAAAAGTAGATGGTTATTGGAACTACGATAAATCGGAATTTGAAGCACCTTCAAAACTATCTGAGGATGAGTCAAAAGTGGAAGAGATATGTCAAAAGTCATATGCTCTATCTGAATTTTCACAATCTACTAACTTCAAGTCTTATGAAGAACTTGCTAAGAGAATGGATATTGTGTTATCAGGTACCACTAAAGTAGGGAATGTGCAAGAGTCCCTTGAGAATGAGGTAAAATCACCTGATTCGAATCCTCAAAAAGAGGCGAAGTCTGCACCAACAGTTAAGGCACAAGATGTAGTGGGGTCAGACGATGACGACACTATGAGTTATTTTGAAAAACTTGCAAATAGTTAAAAAATAACCCTTGACAACATCGATGACATATGTTATTCTAACCTTAATACAAATGAAAGGAAAGATAACATATGTTGTCATTTTTTAATATCATGAAGAAAGGAAACTATATCATGGCTAGAACTAAAACTTCTAAAACTACAAAGATCAGAAATCTTTTTAATAAAGGTAATGATGTGACTTGGAAATCTCTAAGAAACACATTTGATCTTAAATCACCTGCTGCAATGGTAGGAAAATTAAGGAACGAAGGTATGATGATTTACGAAAACAGATCATCTAAAGGCGTTTCTTACAGAGTTGGTACACCATCTAAAGCGATTATCGCTGCAGGTATCAACAAAGTATTCGGTAAGCAAGTTGCTTATTCTGCGTAATACTGATTAATACTTAATATTAAGGGGCGGCTTTTTAGTCGCCCTTTTTTTTATATGTTTAACTGGTTTGAAAAATTAGTAGGATATTGTTTATTAGGTTATATAGGTTATGTAATAGTCTGTATGATACTAGGAACTTTTAATATTATATAGCGAATGAGGTTCCACAACCACAAGAACTTGTGGCTTTTGGATTGTTAAATTTAAACATAGATTCAAAATCATCATAACTATAATCTAATTCTAAACCCATTAGATATAATTCATAATCTCTACTTACTACTAATACATCATCAATTACAGCATCTGTACGTTGTTCTTCATTAGTATAAGACCATTGATATTCAAAACCAGCACAACCACCACCTTTAACATCAAGTCTAACAAACTTGTTATTATTCTTTTCACTTAACTCTTTTAATCTTTTGTATGCGTTGTCTGATAGTTTTATCATTTAGGTTCATCCCCACGAACTACAACTTTACCTTTTGGAATTGATTTTTCTCTAACAATAGAACCATCTGTCTTTTTAGAAATAGGATGTGAATCTTTATTACATGTCATAACGATTTCATGTTTATTATTAACCGTACTAAAGATATGTCTTGCAGCTGTAATTAAATACTTACCTGATTCTAATTCATCAAGAAAACCATTATCTTTGGCAGTTAAATCTGGTTTAGTAAAAGTAATTGTATCACCACACGCAAGAGCTGTGTGTCCGTTTACTTTCATATTACGACTAAGTGTCGTTGCTAATTCAACCATTTTACCTTTTAGAAATTGAACTGAGTCTTTTTCTGTAGTTGGAGTATAACTATAACTTTCAGTTTGTGAATTGTAATGTAGTGGATCGCCACCTGTGTCTTTATCTACTTGATAAGGAACTAAATGAATATTTGTATCTGGGTAATCTGAAATTCTAGAACCATCTTCTTCAATTGGAGAATCATTATATATTGGTTTATCCTTTTCACCACCTTCAATTCTATCAAACTTTTTATAGTCATCAAAGTAATTATGATCTTTTGTAGTTATTTCTTTATTAAAAATATCTACTGTTCTTAGTTTGTTTGCTAAAAGACCACTAACAATATTCTTTAACATATCTGAATTATTATTTGAATCGTCTGCTATAACAGTACGAAACTCTTTTTCAATATCTTTTACTTTTGAACCAACATCTTGTAATTGGCCTGTGTCACCTAAGTTAAATTCTGCTTTAGTATCTTGATTGTATAAACTCTGTAATGTTCTAAAATGATAACCATTAGTATTTTCAAAGAAAAGATAAAAAGGACTTTGTGTATCAATAGATACTGCTTCTTCCATAAGAGATTGTATAAATTGAAATGGATGTACATTTGGTACAACATATTTTCTTATACCACTAGACTCCTCAATGTATAATTTTTTGCCAGTATTAATACTATAATCACTTTTCATAAGTGTTTCAAATATTTCACTTGGACTACCAGTTAAACTTTTAGATATTCTTTTTCTTAAATTAGTTAATGCCTCAGGTGACATAAAAGATAATTCAAATACTTCAGAGTTTGTTGATGCATCATTTCTCGCACCAATTTTATATACAGAGAACACATTATCTGTAAAATCAAAACATTTTTCAGCATCATTGCTTTCAAATCCTGGTGTGACTATTTTTAATCTAAGATAATCTTGACCTAAAATTTGTGTATTAGTTATTAAACTATTTGTGTCAAAACAAAGAATAGAACCTTTTAATGCATTAGAATAAATGTCTTCAAATATATTGATTTCTAGAATGGATGAACTAAGATTAATTGTTAACCCTGCTGATGTGATTAATTCACACTTCTCAATTACAAATTGACCTGCATACTGTACCGTACTCATTTTAAATTACCGTTTCTGATATTTTTTCTTTAAATTCTGCAACAAACTGATCTACATATCTAGGGTCTAGTAGTTTAATCTTTCTTTTTTCATCTTGTAATGCTTCTTCATATTCATAGTTAGTCACAGCAGTTGCACTTGGATATAAAGTGTTTGATGTACCAACATCTATTTTAGTTGTAGTATGACCAGACTCTTGACTAATTTCATAATGATGAACTGCATTAACACTTTCAACACCATACTTATCTTTTAAGTATAAATCAAATTGTTGTTGTGTCATTGGCCAATCATGGTATCTGTCTTTTACTTTGTTAAATAGTAAAACAACCCAATGTAAATTTATATCACCATATAATTTATGTGCGATCATTTCTGGTGTCTCACCTTCTTTAACATCGTAAGTATCAAAGACCGATGTATTTTCTTGTATTTTTGTTCTTACTACAACTCTTCTTAAAATATTAGTGACATCTTTTAGATTACCATTACCTTCAGAGTCGTATGGTATAACAGGAAAGTTTGAAAAATATGACATTAGTATCCCTCGAATATTCTTTCTTTAGTAATTAATTCCATTTCTGAGAACTCTAGTGTACACTGAGTTTCAACAGGTGGCGCACCTTCTTCATTAGGAGTAAATGTTCTATATCTATCACCACCATAAGTGACAGTAATATTTTCTAATACACATGTTGATATTTTCTGTAAGTATTGGTTTTCATTACCGTCATACATGTATTGTATATCAAATGTATTTGGAACTCTCATTTTTCTACCTTGTCTGTTTCCACCAACAAACTCTGGTGCTGCATTTGCTCTAAATGCAAATATAATATTTCTTACTTCATCTGCTTCTCTTTTATTCTTAGGTAAAAACTTAAATTGAAATTGAAACTTTCTTTTGTTTAAACCTTTGAATGCTAATTCCATTCTATCAGCAACAATAGCACCTTGCGCTGCTTCGTATGCTTCTCTTGTTCCTTGTAAACCAGGTATTGCACCAACAGCTGCAGTTGCAGTCTTCATCATACCTTCACTTAATCCCTCACCTAATCTTGACATTGTTGAACCAATAACTTCGGCAGTTGCAGCGCCACCCATGATTTGTCCGTAGGCATCCATTGCTGCGGCAGCACCTGAACCAATTTCAGTATCAACATAATTAAACTGATTAATATAAGTTGCTTGTGGTGGCATGTATAAAGCGATTGCAGTATCTAATCTAACAGTTGGTGCTCTTTTTAGATACGCAGTTGAACCACCTGCCTTTTTAGGTTTAGGTGTTTTCTTTCTTTCACTTAATGCTTTTCTAAAACCAGGGTCAACAGCATTTAAATCTGCGTGTTGTTGATTTCCGTATCCATTTTTATTAACTTCTTTTACAGCAGTATCACCATTCATTCTTGTAATGTATTGAGGGATGTTTGCTTGTGATGCATTTTCAATAACTGAAGTCTCACCATCTTTTCTCTCACCAAATCTTAATTCTGCGTCTTGTTGTTCATTGATATAGAACATAACATAGTGTCCTTGATTACCTACACCAGGTCCACCTGTCACATCTAAAGGGAAAGAGAATATATTAGTTGGTTTGTTAAACTCAGCACTAGACTTAGACAATGGTCCACCTTGTCTATTCTTATCTTGCAAACCAAGTGTTTTACGCAAGATACCAGATACTTTCTTGATACCATACGATGCTGCTGTTGCTGTTGCTTGTGTTTTTAAACCTTTTATTATACTCATATATAAATATTCCTTGACTATTGTACTATTTATATGTTATAAAGGAGTTAATAATGACTTATAGTGGCAGATACATACCAAGTAATAGAGAAAAATATAAAGGCAACCCATTGAAGATAATTTATCGTTCTATGTGGGAAAGACGCCTAATGGATTATTGCGACAAAACAAAGAAGGTAATTGAGTGGGGAAGTGAAGAAATAGCAATACCTTACATATCACCTATTGATGGTAAGATACATAGATATTTTCCTGATTTTTATATGAAGGTAAAACAGAAAGATGGTTCAAACAAAAAATTTATTATTGAAGTAAAACCAAAATCACAACTTAAACCACCATCAAAAAATCCTAAAAGAAGAACAAGAAGATGGTTATCTGAGGTTCACACATACGCAGTAAATAGAGCAAAATTTAACTCTGCAACAGAATACTGTAAAGACAAAGGATTTGATTTTAAAATATTAACGGAAGATCATCTAGCACCCAATTATAAATAATAGTAGGATACAAATATGGCAGTTTCAAAATACATAAAGGCAGTACAAAAAGCGGCTGGGGGAAGACCTAGAAGCACAGAGTGGTATAGAGACAAGATTAAAGAGTTTGGAAAACCAGGCGCTTCACAGTTGATCAGAGACGGTAAAAGAAGAAGAACTGTATTGTTTGGCAAACTTCAAATGTTTGTCTATGACCCAAAGTTAAAAGCAAAACTACCTTACTATGATACATTTCCTTTAATACTTCCTATTGAAACATATAGCGATGGGTTCTTAGGAATTAATCTACACTATCTACCAGTACCTTTAAGGATTAGATTATTAGATACATTGATTGACTTCACAAATACAAAAGATTTAAATAAAAGAACTAAAATACAGACAAATTATAACCGACTAAAACGAGTAAGATTAATCAAGCCTACACTGAAGAGGTATCTAAATAGTAGGGTAAAAAGTGATTTTAGAATAATAGATGCTGACGAATGGACTATTGCAACACTATTGCCAGTGGCAAGATTTAGAAAAGCATCAACAAATGAAGTCTGGCGAGACTCAAGAAAGATGATATAAAATTATGAGTAAGGATAGAATAGACATATCAGAATCAACGGCAGTAAGTATGCCTATGAAAAACCTTTTGGCCATAATCGCAGCAGTATGCGTTGGGGTCTGGGCTTACTTTGGTGTGTTAGAGCGTATTACCATGTTAGAAACAAAAAGTACGCTAGCAGAAAAAGATTTAAATCAAGCAGTTGAAACAATAACTGCTGACTTAGATAAAAATACAGAATTTAGAATTAAATGGCCAAGAGGTGAAATGGGGTCATTACCTGCTGACTCAGAGCAATTCATGCTTATCGAGCACATTGCTGGTCAAGTAGAGGGAATACAAAAAAGTATGGAAGACATGATGAACAATGGCGTTAACATCAAAAGACTACAAGAGGATGTAAAAATTCTGCGTGATGATGTTGAAAAATTAAAAGACAGTAATAGAAATATTATATATCAAAACGGAAACGGAAAAACTCAATGAAAAAAATAACAACACTTATATTTTTATTATTGTTTACCTCAAGTGTATTTGCACAAAAACTTTATGTTGGTGGTGAGAAGTATGAAAAAGATGGCGTTGTTGCATTGATATTACATTTAAATGGTAAGATGATTGAATGGGTCTATAAAGAAAACATAGGTCAATGTTTGAAATCAAAAAGAATAGCATCTAGAGAAGTTGGTGGTGAGAGAGTTGTATTCTCATGTAAACTTGTCAAAGGATTATTACAAGAAGATAAACAAAGTAAATACGGCATAAGATTATTAAAGGTACTAAACTAATGGCAAGAAGCAGTTTACTAGATGGGTTTGCATACGGAGTACTAAATGAAATCTTGGCAACTTTTAGAAGTCAAGATGGTTATGCTAAACCTTCAAAATACGAAGTAATTATTACACCACCTACAGGTTATAGAGGAACAGGTGGAACAGATAAATCAACAAATCCTTTTGGCGAATTACTGCGTGAAAAAGGAACAGATTTAGTAAGAAAAGTTTCTATGGAAACATCGCAGGTTTCATTTCCTGGTATGACTTTAGAAGCTCAAGAAGACACAAATATTTACGGACCAGTCAGAAAAATTGTGACAGGTCAAACTTTTGCAGAGATCAGTACAAGCGTTAGAGTATCTTCCGATTTTAAAGAAAGAAATTTCTTTGATGATTGGCAAAGAATAGCTGCAAACAGAGCAGATTTTTCAGTAGGATATTATGACGATTATGTTGGAACAATGCAAATATTTCAATTAGATCAAAATGATAGAAGAAGACATGGCGTAGAGTTAATCGAGTGTTATCCGTCAACAGTAGGTGAACTACAAGGTGATTATGGTAATCTTAACTCTTTATATTTACTACCTGTGACTTGGTCATATAGATATTGGAAAAATTTAACAGATGAGGCAGAATTGCCTAAACCACTTCTAGAAAGAATTGGTGATGTGTTCGTTAATACTGTTGAGCGACAATTAAGAAGTCGTGTTCCAGCAGTTTTAAGAAAACTATAATATTAATATATAAGGAGCGATAATTATGGCACTACCAAAACTGGCAACTGCAACATACGAGTTAGAGTTGCCATCTTCAGCAGAAATTATTACATATCGACCTTTTCTAGTCAAAGAACAAAAGGTTCTCATGATGGCTAGTGAAAGTAAAGAAGATAAACAGATAATTGATGCAGTAAAAAATATTATTAAAAGTTGTACTTTTGATAAAGTGGATGTTAATAACATCCCAATGTTTGATCTTGAATATATCTTTATCAAACTAAGAGCAAAATCAGTAGGGGAAACTGCGAAAGTCACAGTCACTTGCCCCGATGACGAGAAAACAAAAGCAATTGTTGAAATCAACTTAGATAAAATTGATATGACAATTAAAGAAGATCATACTAATATAATAAATATAACAGATGATGTTTCTTTGGATTTGAAATATCCTTTAATTGATGATTTCAAAAGTTTTGATTCTGAAGACAGTAATACATCAAAAAACTTTTTTGGTTTAATCAAAAAGTGTGTTGCGAGTGTGACTGAAGGTAAAACTATTCATAGAAGAATAGATTTTACTGATAAAGAACTTGACGAGTTTATTGATTCACTTAATAGTGCTCAATTATCAAAAGTTATGAAATTTTTTGAAACGATGCCTAGACTTAGACATGTGGTTGAAGTTGAAAACCCTAAGACTAAGGTAAAGAGTGAGGTTGTAATCGAGGGCCTTGCGAATTTTTTAGCATAAGCCTCTCACATGACTCGATAACGAATTATTATAAAACAAACTTTGCGATGCTACAACATCACAAATATTCGTTATCTGAACTAGAAGATATGTGGCCATGGGAGAGGGAGATATATGTTAACCTTTTGGCAGAGTATATAAAAGAAGAAAATAGAAGAAGAAAAGAAGAAGCAGAAAAAGCAAAAAATAGAACAAATAGGTAAACAAGGAAAAGAAGATGACAAAAGAAACAACAAATGTACCACATCCAGCAGATACAAATGGTGATGGTAAAGTATCTAAAGTAGAGCATGAAATGTTTTTAGAGTTTAAAAGAAAAGAACTTGAAGATGCAGATGCTATGCGTGATGCACAAAGAACAATGGCATGGTATTCTTTATATGGTATGTTATTGTATCCATTTTTAGTAATAGTCACAAATCTTTTGGGTTTTGAGAATGCTGGAAAAATACTAGGTGACATGGCAGGTGTATATTTCATCGCTGTCGCAGGTATTGTAGCTGCATTCTTTGGCGCTCAAGCAATGACAAGTAAAAATAAGAAGAAGTAATGTTATATCACATTCTAAATTTTATAAGTGGTATATCAGGTAAAATCTCTGTATGGTCATGGCAAAAACTATGGCGTAATAGAGAAGACGGTATCGGTTATAAATACTTTAGAGGTAAAAATAAATGACAGCTGCAGTAGAAAACTTAATCACAACTATTAGAAAAAAGAATGCTGAAGAGGAAGCTAAAGTTATATCACAAAAGAAACAAGAAGTTATTAATCAAGCAAAACAACAAAAAAGTCTAAGTGATCAAGCAAAGAGATCGCAAGGTGCGATTGATAAGTTTGTTGGTGATATGAAAAAAGGTAAAAAGACTAAAGGTGGTGAAGTCATTGCATCTAGACTTAGTGGTGTAGAAAAAGATCAATTAAAAACTCTTAACGATCAACTAGCAAGTGATAAACAAGCAATCACTAGTATGGAACAACAAAATAGATTGCAAGAACTCAATAACAAAATTTCAAAAGATCAGACACAAGCGACTAGAGAAATGGTCATGAGAACTAGAGGAATCAGTGAAGATGAATTAAAGTCTGAAGAACAAACAAGATCAGAATTAAAAATGCAGAAACAAGTATTAGAACAAATGCTTGTTAGCGATACTATGACTGCTGATCAGATAAAAGGGACTCGTGAATTTCAAGAAAAGTCAGAGAACATAGCAAGACAAGAAAAAAGATTAGAGACTCGTGCTAATAGACAAATACAAATGCAAAACTTAAAACAAACAATGTCATTAAAAGGCATTGGTAAAGGTCTAGACGGACTAAAAGGTTCTATCATGGGTATTGGTGGAAGTCTTAAAGGTGCGGCGAAAGGTGCTTTAGATAAAGCAGGTGGTGGACTAATGAACATGTTAAAGGTTGGTGGATTAGTTGCAGCATTCTTTGGTTTAAAAGCATTCTTAGATAGTAAACTATTTCAACAATTAACAGAATTTATGAAATCATTAGCACCACAGTTTGATTTAGTTTTTGGTGGATTTAAAAAATTATTTCAAGGAGATATTATAGGTGGATTAATGGACATCTTTATGGGTATCGGAGGTATGGTATTTAAAGTACTTGACTCAGCAGTCACAGGAATATTTAATGCGATTGCAAGATACTTTGGATTTGAGGGAACTGATAGTGTCTTTGGTGCGATAATTGGTGCGTTCAAAAAAATATATGAATTTATGTCACCTGTTATTGAACCTATCATTACATTTGCTAAAGATGCTTTCAATAGTATCTTCAGTGGACTAACAAGTATCTTTGAAGGTGTTAAAGCATTATTCTCTGGCGATTTTAGTATAGAAACATTTCTCAAATTGTTTGGTGGATTAGCAGACATAGCATTCGCTGGAGTAAGAGCAGCAATAAATGCTGTTGCAGGTATATTTGGATTTGACGGTATACCTGGTGATTGGTCAATTACAGGTGCTCTCATAGGTGCAGTAAAAAAAGTAAAAGAATTTTTTGGTAAAATATTTTCTTTTGATGTAAGTGGTTTTGTAAGTGATGTAAAAAATAAATTATTCTCATTTGGTACTATATTAAAAGGTCTTGGTGCAGGTGGTTTAGCAGCTGCTAAGGCAGTATTACCAGGTGGTGAATCACCAGCAGAAGCATTTAGAAGAGTATTTGATAGTTATACTAAAGGTAATGAAGTTTCTACAGAAGCTCTTAATTCAAATCCATACGAAGGTGGATTTAATAATGTGGACGAAGTTGCTTTAACAGGAGGTGGTAGATTTACAGATGATGCTGGATTACCAGCACAACCTATTGTTATTCAATCAAATCAAAACAATTCTGTCAACTCAAGTAATACACAGGTTCAACAAACAGCAGTTAGATCGCATGATGAGATAGCAAGAGAGTTGACATCTTCTCATTCATAGGAGTATAAATGAAAAAAAGTGTTGATGATTTATTATTAGACTTAAACGAAGGTGTCTATGACCCAAATATATTTAAGGCATTCTTTTTAGCAGGTGGCCCAGGTTCTGGTAAGTCATATATTACAGGTAGAACTATCCCTAGAAGTTTAGGTCTTAAAGTTGTAAACTCTGATGATGCACTTGAAAGATTACTTAAAAAGGCAAACTTATCTTTAAGAATGCCTGATAGTCAAGCTGCACAAAGAGACCCAATAAGAGATAAAGCAAAAAGAATAACAGCACAACGAGAAAAAAATTATATCGAAGGTAGATTAGGACTTATTATTGATGGCACAGGAAGAGAATTTGATAAAATGTCAAAACAAGCAACTGATCTACAACAATTAGGATATGATACTTATATGATATTTGTAAATACCTCACTTGATGTGGCATTACAAAGAAACGCAAAGAGACAAAGAAATGTACCAGAAAGTATTGTGACTAGATCATGGAAAGCTGTACAACAAAATATAGGTAAATTTTCATTATTTTTTAAAAATGGATTTGTGATTGTCGATAATAATGATGCAGGTGAAGACATATTTAATTCTGTCTTCAAAAGAGTAAAAGCATTATTAAGACAACCAGTTAGGAATGGAAGAGCGAAAGAGTGGATAAACAATCAATTAGAACTGAAGAAAAGAAAATAAGAGTAATCTGTGTAAGAACTGGCAATAAGTTTGACCAGTGGTACGAAGACAATTTCAAATACATGATCGATAAACACTCTGGTTTAAAGTACGATGAATTTGTCGTTATCAGAGATAATGTGTACGAAGATGATTATGGTTGTTTTAATAAGTTGTTAATGTTCGATAGATACAGAGAAGAACATTATAGGAACATTTATTTTGACATAGATGTTATTATCAAAGGCGATTGTAATAAATTTCTTACAGATAAATTACATGTATGTGATAGTCGTAGTTGGCAATCAGATGATTACTATAAGAATCACTTACAAATTTCTTCAGATATACTTTCTTGGTCTGGTGACTATTCTCATATACACTCTAAAGTTGCAGACAATCTAGACTACTATTATGTTAAGTATCATAATGGTATTGACAAGTATCTTTATGATGAACACGAACTTGAAAGACATAAAATAGGATATTCATCCATACAAACACAAACCAATCATGACGAATCAAGTATAGTATTATTCAATCAACATTACAAAACTATGAGATTATCTGGTTGGTGGCACAAATACACAATAAATCAACCTAAAAACCCTTGATTTTCCTCACTTTTTAGACCATATTTAACCCTTGACTTAGGGGTAATAACCCTATATTATTATTATATAAGGAGAGGTTAATATGACAATAAAAAACAATACACAAAAAATCTTATATGAAAATGATCAATATGAGACTAGATCAACATATGTTGATTATAATTCAGAGGGAATTATCTCTCTTGGATTCGACTATAATGAGACATTTATTACTGACCCATTTGCGTCTGAATGTTCTCGTTTTGTTCTTGACCCTATCAAAGATTATGGGTTGACAAAGAACCAAACAAATGATATGATTAAATATAACAAACTAGATGAGGAGTTAATATAATGAGTAAAGTAAAACAATACTATACAGATGATGCAGAGAAAAATGTTGATAACATTATCTCAAAACTAAAACAAAAGACAATTGATTATGCTACTGCAAAGAATGATATTCTTTCGTTAGATAATCTTAACTTGTTGAATATCGATGCAGAAAATATCGATGAAGTTTTAGAATACGAAACACAAGGTATATAATGAGTAAACAAGGTACAATTAATTTAACATATTGGAGAGAGTATGAAGACTCTGATGATAGATATGACCCGTATTTTAAAATACATCATACTATCTTCAGAAATGTACCTTTATCTCAACTTAAAAGATTAAATTCAGAAACATTTAAAAACAGAATTAAAAAGTATTGTGATAAACACTATAACGAAACTGCTAATAATTGCACTGGTCATAGTGGTGTTGATATGATACACGGTTCAGAATACTATTACACATATGGCGAGGAGTTTAATTTACAGAAAGACGAAAGAGAGTATAATCATTTGTTTTATGATTATGGTCAAAAAGTAAATGGTAGACAATTCTTTAAATATGATTTTATGCCAGAATTAACAAATACACTTTAATACAATGGAGGTTGATAATGAGTGAAGTGAAAACAGAGGTCTTTTTTACAAAAGACAATTTAGGTAAAAACCTATACACAAAAAAAACATACTATACACTATGCATAGAACAACATGTTCTGGCAGATAACAAAGATCAAGCAGACGAGAAGTTTCTTGAAAGTGGTGGTATTAATCATAGTGAAGTGACAGATAACTTGGCAACGGCAAAAGACGGAGTTGAAACAACTATCGTTGATGCAAACTATGATGAGTCAGGTGATACAACTTATCTTGGAAAAGTTGCTTATGATAAAGATGATTATTTCGCAGAGGAAGACGGCAATGTAATTGTCGATACTGACATTGACGAAGATGAAAATCAAGGTGATGTTGACGAAGATGAGATACAACCAATCAATGAAAAAGCACTTAATGATTATGTGAAAGAAAAAGCAGAATCAGATGTTGATATTTCAATTGAATTAGAAAACGATAGTAAGTTAGGAAAATAACTTGAACGCACTAGAGAAAAACTTTGACATCATGACAAACTACAATGAGGTTGTAGTGGAACATGTTGCTTGGAATGGATTAGGTAAAGTTGCAAAAGTATTAGTGGACAAAAGTTTATCTGTCAAAGAACAACTTGAAAAAGCATATATGCTGACACAGAATATTGAAGACGGTTGGTGGAATAACGAACTTGTCACTAATATAAGTCAAGAAGAGGCATTACGAAGTACAAGCGTTGAAGATATTATGCATATCAATGGTGAGAAGTACATGGTTGATATGGTGGGGTTCAAACAGATCAACTAAATATAGCACTATGGATAACATGCCAAGTTTTAGACTAATACAACTGACATTCTTGTTAATGTTTTTGTTTATGTTAACAGGATGTAAGGACTATGATCTTAATCCGTTTACAACGGTGTTAAGATACTCAATAGAAAATCATACTGTAAAGGTTGAAGATAAAAAAGATAATGAGGTAGTGTACGATGAATAAGAAAATAGAATATTGGGAGTCGATTGCAGAGTGTATTATCACTGAGCAAATGGCACCAGACGGAATCGCAAAGTGGTTTGATAACAAAAAATTTTACTCTTGGTTTAAAAAAAGATACAGATGATAGGTTTCATAACATTTCTCACAGCAATATCTATATCGGCAGTTGCTGCCTTTTATAGTATTGTAGGACTTATGGCAATCTTTAGTGGCGCTGCAATGCAGATTGCTATTATGGGTGGAGTGTTAGAAGTTGGTAAACTAGTCACAGCATCTTGGTTATATCAAAACTGGCGAAACAAACTTGCTAGTTTTGCACTAAAAATATATTTGTTTATCGCAGTAATAGTTTTAGTTTTTATTACATCTATTGGTATCTTTGGTTTCTTATCAAAGGCACACTTAGAACAAACTAATCCTACAAATAACAATGTATTATTAATACAACAGATAGACAAACAAATTGCATTTGAAGATAAACAAATTAATAGATCGCAGAATACATTAGATAGATTAGATGCTGCTCTTGACAAATATATTGATATGGAATATGTGACTAGAGGTTTAAAAGAAAGAAAAAAACAAGAACCTGAAAGAGAAGCACTTAACATAGTTATTACAAATGCAAACAAAAAGATCATAGAACTTAATGATCAGAAATACGAATTAGAAAGAGAAGTATTATTACAAGAAGCAGATGTTGGGCCAATAAAATATATTGCAGAATTAATATATGGTGACTCAGCAAAAGATATGTTGGACAAAGCAGTTAGAGGATTAATTATTATCTTCATATTTGTATTTGACCCACTTGCAGTATTACTATTAGTATCAGCAAATGTATCATTTAGAACAAGACAACTTGGAAAAGAACAAAAGAAACAAGACAAAGTAAAAGCATTAGAAAGAAAATATAGATCATTGCAAACTAGACATAGAAATAAAATGAAAAAACAAAAGTCTATTGCAAATAAACAAGTAAATGAAACAGTAGAGAATGTAAAAGGAATAAAAAAGGTCACTAGAGAACAAGACGGTGTATCTATGACAACTTACGAGTAATATTATGAAAGTAGCGATTATTGGTTATGGAGTTGTTGGTAAAGCAACACACAAAACAATTCAAAGACAACACGAAGTAATGATACATGACCCACATGTGGGTATGCATTGTGTATATCAACAAGCAGATGTTGTGTTTATATGTACACCTACTGAACATGTTGACATCTATCTAGAAAAGTTAACAAAACATCCATATGTTTATGTAAGATCAACTATACCATTTACATTAGTTAAGAATAAAAACTTTGCAGTATACCCAGAGTTTCTAACAGAGAGATATGCTAACTATGATGCTTTAAATCCTAAGTGTTCGATTGTTGGTGGAACACCAGAACAGTTTAACATGTTAACCAAAGTATCTATTCATAACAATTTTCATTACACAACAGCAGAATATGCTGCCTTGGCAAAACTATCAACAAATTGTTATTTTACACAAAAGGTCACTTTTGCAAACATATTATATAACCTATGTCAAGATCATGGTTTAGATTACAACAAACTAAAAAATACTATGGCTGCAGATGAGCGTATGTGGATACATGATCATTGGGATGTTCCAGGCCCAGATGGTAAGTTAGGTTATGGTGGTAAATGTTTTCCTAAGAACGTTGAGATTATGAGAAGTCTTGTAAATGAAAATGACGAATTGTATTTTGAAAATTTAGTTGATTATAATGATATACAAAGAGATAAAGATGCTAAATGAAAAAATTATTGCAAGAGGTGAAGAATTAAAAACACTAGAAGGTCACGATAGACTTCAATATCTAGTAGATTTAGCAAAACAAGTAAAACCATTATCAGACAATCTAAAAATAGATGATAACAAGATAAGAGGTTGTGCTAGTAATCTATGGGTAGTAGGTAATAAAAACGCAGATGAGACAATGACCTATGAACATGACGGCGATGCCTTTATTACAAAAGGTACAGCAAAGTTAATCATAGATATAGTAAATGGTGAGAAAGCAAGTGATGTAAGTAAATTAACACTTGAAGATTTTAAACATTTAGGTATCAGAGAATTACTAACAATGCAGAGACAAGTAGGTTTCGCAAGTTTAATCGAAAAAGTAATAAAAATAGCAGGGGTTGGAAACTGGGCTCTTGACAAACATGGAAAAATGGAGTAATATAGAAGTATGTTAGGATTATTTTTTATAGGAATACCATTCTCAATCTTAGTATTATATGTATTGATAAAAGTAAGAGAGCATGATAATAAATGATTGATATGAAAGTTTACAAATGGCCATATGATACACTAAAACAAGTTAGTGTTCCATGTGACCCTACTGATTACAAAGATGAGTTTGAAGAACAGATGAAAACGTTAATGGTTGAATCTAATGGTATAGGTTTGGCTGCAAATCAAATCGGAATGACACAAAGGTTCTTTTGTATAGGACACAAATACTTTATGCATTTTAAAGAACCAACAGTAATATACAATCCTATGATTGTCACAAAATCAAAAGAAGAAATGGTTGACGAAGAAGGTTGTTTATCATTTCCAAATGTATTAGTAAAAGTTAAGAGACCTAAAGGAATAGAGGTTGCTTATCAAGACAATAAAGGTAAATCACATACAGCAAGATTAATCGGATACGAGGCAAAATGTTTTCTACATGAAAATGATCATTTAGACGGTATCTGTTTTAATATGAAAAGTAAAACAAGATGGTCTATGAAAAAAACACTTAGACCAAAGAAAGTAGAAAGGGACCATAGGTTTATATAATGAATTTAAAAGATAACTTACCAAGTGTTTTTATAGTACTACTGTTGTTATTCTCATACACCTTAGTATATAATCACGCAAATAATGATTACAAACCTCAACCTCAAAAAATAAAGGTACAAAATGATTAGACTATTAGACAAAATGATCATAGGCTTACAATGTCTCAAAGATTATATTATAAACAAATTTTACA